GGTAATCCTCAAATTACTTTTTGGAAAGTTACTTATCGCAGATACACTAATTTTGCAATTGAGTCTATAGAACAGACTTTTAATGGACAGGCTGATTTCGGTCGTCGTGTTCAGTGTGTTATCTCCAGAAACGGAGATCTCGCTTACAGAACCTATCTTCAGGTCACTCTTCCTGAGATTAATCAGTTGATGGGTTTAGGAAACTATACTACAGGAGAGAATACTGGTGTTTATGCACGTTGGTTGGATTTCCCTGGAGAGCAGATCATTGCTCAGGTTGAAGTTGAGATTGGTGGTCAGAGAATTGATCGTCAGTATGGAGATTGGATGCACATTTGGAATCAGTTAACCATGACTTCTGAACAGCAACGTGGATACTTCAAAATGATTGGTAATACTACTCAGTTAACTTTTATTACTGATCCTTCTTTCGCTGATGTTGAATCTCCTTGTGACTCTCAGGCTCCTCGTCAGGTGTGCGCTCCTCGTAACGCTCTTCCTGAGACTACTCTTTATGTTCCTCTTCAGTTTTGGTTTTGCACCAATCCTGGATTGGCTCTTCCTCTTATTGCCTTAACATCTGCAGGGCAGAAAAGCATCCAACCTAAAACATATGAGAACTGTTTTAGGGAAAATTTGTTCGGGGCTCATAATGATTTTTTAAATCATCCCCAGATGCTAGTGGCATGTTGCTAAATGCAATATGCTGCAACATTTCCAAATTGTTCGGGAAACCCGTAAAGACGTATAAATAAAATTGAAAATATTATGTATAAAAAGAATATAAATGTAATTAGTGGTAAATTATTACAATGAGTAAAATATGTTATAAATGTAAATTATCTTTAGAATTATCTAATTTTGGAATATTAAAATCAAGTAAAGATGGATACAGATATGATTGTAAAAATTGTAGAAAAGAATATAGAAATTCTCATAAAGAACAAATAAAAATAAAACAAAAAGAACATTATAAAAAAAATAAAGAAACTAGACTACAAAAAAATAAATTATATCGTGATAAAAATATTTCTAAAATTAATAAACAAAGAATGATTTATAGAAATCGTCCTGAAATCAAAGAATATATAAAAAATAAAAATAGAGAATATTTGCCAATAAAAAAAGAAAAAATTAAATTAAAAAGAAAAACAGATATTAATTTTCAAATAAGTGAAATTTTAAGAAGTAAAATCCATAAAATTTTAAAACACAAAGAAACATCTTATAAAAATATTATAGGTTGTGATTTAGATTTTTTTAAAAAATGGATAGAATTTCGTTTTGATAATAATATGACCTGGAATAATTTAGGTAAATATTGGCAAATAGATCATATACTTCCAATTAATGGATTTGATTTTAAAAATAAAACAGAACAAGAAATATGTTTTCATTGGACTAATTTACAACCACTTATAACAGAAGAAAATAAACATAAATCAGATAAACTATACCTTCATTACTATTTTAACAATATTGTTAATATACATCGTTTTAATAAAAAATATGATCAATTTTTGGGCTACCAAATTTTAAATGAAAGTTTAAAATGGTTGAGAACAAATCTCAAGTATGGTAAAAATGCCCCGTATGAATTAGATAATAAATCTAATGAAATCGGCAATCCGCAGCCAAGTTCCTAAGTCCGATATGATAAGGATATGGAAAAGGTTCAACGAACTTACGGTAATGGGTCTGAAAGGTTTAATCAACCTTAATGAAGGCTTAAGATAAGTTCTACTCCCTCTTGTAACAAATAAATACACCGAAAGGTGGGGTAAAATCGTGACGTGCAGTATCACGAAGTTAAAATTAATCTTGATATTCGCCCAATTGATGAATGTTTATGGGCAGTTACTACTCTAAACTGTAACACTAATCCTTACAGTGGCGCCGCTGGTCAGTACTCAGTTGGACGTCCTGTTCCCGCTACTATTGCTTACAATCAGTCCTTGGTCGCTGCTTCGCTTTATGTTGATTACGTTTTCCTTGATACTGATGAGCGTCGTAGAATGGCGCAGAACCCTCATGAGTATTTAATTACACAGTTGCAGTTCACTGGAGATGAGTCTGTTGGTTCGTCTTCGAATAAAATCAAATTGAACTTCAATCATCCTGTGAAAGAACTCATTTGGGTTGTCCAGCCTGATCAGAACGTTGATTACTGTTCTTCTTTGACATGTGACGCTCTTCTTTTCAAAGTGTTGGGTGCTCAGCCATTCAACTACACTGATGCAATTGACGCTTTGCCAAACGCTGTTCACGCTTTTGGAGGTCCTGCTGCCATTGCTGCTGACTCGAGCGCTTTTATTGACGCTCGTGGTCTTTTTGAAGACGCTGGTGCTGTTGATTACAATCCTGAGGAGTACTTTGGATCTTTCACTGGATACTGGCATGGTCCTTCTAACCCTTACAATGAACCAAACATGGGTGGACCTCAAGTTCCTTTACCAACCACGATGGATCCTGCAACCGCTGCTCTTTTGCAGTCTGGAACAACTGCTCCTCATCTTGCCAACTCCGGAGTTTCGGACGCTGGAACATTTGTTTTGACTGAGACTTCTTTGGACATGCATTGTTGGGGACAGAACCCAGTTGTTACTGCTAAATTGCAGTTGAATGGACAGGACCGCTTCTCTGAGCGTGAGGGTTCTTATTTCAGTTGGGTTCAGCCTTATCAGGCACATACCCGCAGTCCTGATGAAGGTATCAATGTATATTCTTTTGCATTGAGACCTGAAGAACATCAGCCTTCCGGAACTTGCAACTTTTCCAGAATTGATAACGCTACTCTTCAGTTGGTTCTTTCTAACGCCACTGTTGAGGGTACCAAGACTGCTAAAGTTCGCGTCTACGCTACCAATTATAACGTCCTTCGTATTATGAGTGGAATGGGCGGCCTTAACCTGCGAATTATAATTCGTCTAATCAGGGCCAAAAAGCAGTATGCTATAGTAAAGCGACCTCTTACTATAGAAAACCATTTAAGCCGTCGCAAATTTTGTCCCAGGCTAACTGCTAGTAATAGTTATTTATTATGACTATTGCAACATATCTTGTTGTTCGGGAAACCCCTTAGAGCTTTTTCTACCAAGGATAGTTACGAAAGTACTATCTGGCCAAGAGTAATGAACTTGGGTATGGTAATAATGAAAAAGATTGGGCAATCCGCATGCTTACTACCTAAATCCGCTATGATAGGATACGGTAGGGCGTCAGAGACTGAACGGATATGGGTCAACAATGAAGGTTTAATCAACCTGAGTTGGCTTAAGATACAGTCCTCCCCAATTGGAAACTTTTGGGAATAAGAGTGCTTATTCCAATTAAGCGCATGGTTACTTGTTATACATTTTTTATTTTAATAAAATTTATATAAAATTTATATAAAATATTCATCTTATAATAAATTATAATATGAATATAATGGATTTTGAAAATGTAAAATCATATATTGAAAATAACTATAAAGTTATTTAATTTAATCAATGTGATTACAAATGTAGAGGTGTACATTCTTATTATCATTTTACACCTTTTATCATTTAAAACGCCCATATTATATAAAAAAATTGATTTAATATTCAATTAAAAATATATTATGAATTAATTTAAACATATAGTGGAATTTGTAAAAGAGAATTATTTTGATATAAACGCCTTCTTGAATTCTTTACCTGAAGATATAGGACGTATAGATTTACAAAAACGTAATTTAACATATATTCCTTCTTTAGAAAGGTTTAAAAAATTAAAAGAATTAAATTGTAGTAATAATCAATTGACTTCTTTACCATCGTTGAATAAAAATTTAGAATACTTATATTGTATGAATAATCATTTAACTTCTTTACCATCTTTGAATAAAAATATACAACTAATAAATTGTTCATATAATCACTTGACTTCTTTACCATCTTTGAATGAAAATTTAATAGAATTATATTGTTCATATAATCACTTGACTTCTTTACCATCTTTGAATGAAAAATTAAAAAGATTAAATTGTAGTAATAATCAATTGACTTCATTACCATATTTGAATGAAAATTTACAAATATTATGCTGTTCGTCTAACCATTTAACTTCATTACCATCTTTGAATGAAAATTTAAAAGATTTATATTGTCAGTGTAATAAATTGACTTCATTACCATCTTTGAATAAAAATTTACAATTATTACATTGTTATTATAATCATTTAACTTCTTTACCATATTTGAATGAAAATTTACTATATTTATATTGTCAGTGTAATAAATTGACTTCTTTACCATATTTGAATGAAAATTTACAAACATTCTGTTATTATGATAATCTAATTGGTGAAATAATAGATACTAACATTGATATTGAAAGGTATACAATAAAAGTAGATGTATGTAAAAAACAAATACAAACATTAAATAATTTCCGTCATTTATATTGGTCGTTGAAATTCAAACGACAATTTAAAAAATGGTTATGGGAGAAAATAAGAGAACCTAAAATTATGAAAGAATATCATCCTAGTTATTTATTTGAAAATATACGAGAAGATACTGATTTACATAAATTTTTGGATAACTTATAAAAATGTAAAGTTCTAACTGAATGAGTTGCAAAAGAATTATTTTATGTATGTGAAAAAGATACATTATGTAAATTGTGTAATATAAGTTATAAAAAATATTAGATTA